TGGCGGAGTCGTTGTACTCCTCATCGAAGAGCACCACATCGCCGCTGCACACCACATAACGTACGCAGGTACCCCTCGGTCCCTCGATCCACAGTTCGCGGATACGGGCCACTTCCGTGTTGAAATCCGTTCCTTCTGAGGTGCCCGTGACAATGGCGCTGTTGTCGAAAGGGTTTCGCAACGCGGTGCCCGGCTCATCCATCCCAACATCGGTGGTCACATCACCGTGGTCAACCTTCCACCATTCCATCTTGTCCTTCTTGGTCTTGGAGATGGTGCCAAACTTCTCTTCAAGAAGGTCGATGGGGACTACCCGCTGTCGAATCAACCCAGACTGCTTCGTGTGGTCCTGATGCAGGGCGGGGAACGGGAACACCTCTCGCGGGTGCACCACTTCCAGATCTGCACTCAGACCCACAGTAGGCACGTCGGTAATGTGACCGGTGATGCCACAGCACCCCAAGGTAGTGAAGATGTGTGCGAAGTCGGAGGTGATCTGTGACAACTGATGGTCAGACACCAGTGAGTCCACGATGATCTGAGCACTTGACCTCTCCCGAATCATGCGAAGGGAGGTGCCCTGCCGGATCACGCGAGGTCGCAGATCCATTGAAGCGATGCGAGCCACTGTCCGGTCAATGGCAGAGAGGAGGTCCTGCGACTGGAACTCCATGTTCCCCTCACGATCAAGATAGTGGGGGGTCAACCTGCCGGTGAGGGGATCAAAGACGTCGAATCGTCGGGCCCCGTTGAGGTAGTGCCAAGCCAGCAGCCAGATGGAACGTCGGTAGTTGTACCGGGTGCGTTCACGCTCGGTGTGCATTCGGAGGAACTTGGCAAGGTCCTCTTTCTTCTTAGGTAGACTTAGTGGAGCTCTTGGCACCGTTCTTCCTCTGGGCTAGACCTTGTGGTTTCCAAGTCGTAGGGATGTCATCATCGGTCAAATCAAATGTTCCCGTGAACTGTGGGGCCGGATCTTCCGCTGCAAGAGGCCTACTTACAGGAAAGTCACCTTGGATGCGCCCGTAATACACCCGAGCCATCGCTTCGTACAGGAAGTACGGGATCGTGACGTAAGTGTTATCAGATGCGGGTTTCAACATTGGGGTCTGGTTCTTCGGGCTTTAGAAGATCAAGCACATCTTCGGTGGAAATACTGTTCCAGTCAACCATGGACAGGGTAGGAACGCCGTGTGTACGAAGTTCCCCTGCCTTGAGCCGTTCCATGGGGGAAAGTCCCCCCACGGGTTCCGCATATCGCTTGGGGAGGCGGAACTTCAGAATCATGGAGGACATGGCCACCGCGTCAAGGTGGTCGTCGTGAGCAAGGCCGCCGTCACGGGCTTCCGGGTTGAACTGCTCCACCTGGTCGAAGAGTTCCCGCCAAGGCCGGTCCATCCGCTTCCAGAGGGGGAGCTTCAGGAGCTTGTGCTCGAAGCGGAAGAGGAGGCCGGAGATCTTGGATTCCTTCTTCAGCATGCCCACCCGCAGGGGAACGATCTTGGGGAGGTGGGAGGTGCCGGTCATCTCCGTAGCCCGCTGCCGGACAAGGGTTTCCAGCTGCTGGTACAGGTTGACGGACTCGCGGACGACTTCGGGGTGGATGGTGGGGACCTTCCACTTGTCGGCTAGCCGGAAGACGTTACGGATGAGCTGGTCCTCGGGGACCTGACCGGCCCACATATCGAGCACAAAGAGGCAGTTGTCACTGGTAACTGCCATGACAACTGCTACCTTATAGTCCGAGTCAGGACCATGCGTATACGACGTATCGACAGCCATGAAGGTGAAGGCGTTGAGAAGGAAGTCTCGGATGGGGAGCACCTTGACACCGGTTTTCTCCCCCCACGCGATCTTTGTATTGGAGGTCACTGGGTCAGTATCGAAGGACGGATCCGGATCCTCAATCCACCACCCGTGGTCTTCACGGATGAGGGGCGGGAAGAAGTTCTCGCCGCTCTCACCGGGGCGTCCGCGATACTCCGCCAGATAGACGCTATTTCCGATTCGTTCCTTGATTTCCTCAAGGGAAAGGCGGTTCGCAAGATCTGGAGTCGCAAGTTTGTCTGCACGGCTGAGGGGCCACATCTCGGGCCAGCAGGAGTGGACCTTACCGTCTTTTTCGTACTCCGAGTCAAGAAGCATTCGGGACCAGAACTCAAACCTGGAGTCTCGAGCCCGAGGTCCTGAGGGAGTTTGCTCCGTTTGCATGGCATGCCATGCGTAGTGACGACGACTCACGAAGGTGGCCAGCCACCGCACCGAGGTGTCGGGACGGGTGAGCATGGGCATCACGATCTTGAACAGGAGATTCTCCACGTAGTCGCGGAGAACAGCCATGGAAGTGGAAACCTTGGGATCGTATTCAGGGTCGTCAAGGATGTAGCAGCGGGGTCGGCCACCACGCTGCTTGCTGGAGGCGGAAATGGCGCGAAGCCACGATCCGTTCTTCAAGTACATCATCTCAAGGCCAAAGGAAGCTTCGCCTCGACGAGGGACAATGCGTCCGTCAGGGAATTCAGGAGAAAAGTCGTCGAAGATCCTCGAGTTGTCGGTGAACTGACTCTTGATGATTTGGGATGTCTGCTGCGCGTTGTCGTGCGAACTCGTAGCGTAGATAAAGGAGAAGGCCGGACGAGTCAGCATCTGCAGGAGGATGGACTTGCGGATGCAGTTGCTCTTCGCGTAACCACGCGGGGCCACTGCGATTGAAGATCGGGAGGTTGCCCATTCTTTGTAGATTGAAATGTGACCCTTTGGAGTGGCGACAGGTGCGTCGTCAAAGAAAAGCGGGTTAAAGTCGGCGTCGGGGTCCGGCCACAGGTAGTAGGCCTCGAAGAACCGCATCGAGGAAATGAAGTCAATCGCCCTGACCTTGAGGTCCGAAGCGGAAAGGAGCCACTGCCGAGTCGCGTTGACCCGAGCAAGCCTCTGGCCCTCAGCTGTCAGGGTGTCATAGTCAGGAGGCAGTGGGTACAGCGGATTCGCTGTGCCCTGCTCGATGCGCTTGATTTGCATTCGTCAGCTTTCCGGCAGCGTAGAGCTGCACGGTGATGATTCGCAGGATGGCCATCGCGGTGAGCCGGGGGTCCTTGGCCACAAGCGAGTGGGAAATGTACTGACGGATGAGGGGGTAGTGGGCGGGGAAGACCTTTCCACTGTCATCCCTCAGTGTCGTCTTCAAGATCATCCCAAGTATCTCCGGACTCGCCAGATTGATCGTCGGGTCCTGAATCGCAAGGTCGTACAGGATCTGGCCGGACGATCGAGACATCTGCATCTCGTCCATCTGCTCGAGGTGCAGGATTGTCTGCACGAACAGGGGATCCTCCGGCGGTGGGGGGACCACCGGTTGCGGCTGGGAGATAGGTGCTGGCGAACTCTGGACAATCTTGGTTGACGATGCCATTGATGTTCTCCTGATTGATACGGGAAACCAACTTGCTGGTCTCGAAAGAGACCTTGACCTTTCGGCCCTCGTGCGTCTCGATTGCTTCGGCACTCTGGCGCTGGATCAGGCCAGAAACTTGGGCAACCTCTCTCAGTACGTGGCGCAGTCTAGCATGAGCCCGCAGGGAAACGTTGGGGTCCGTGTCACGAAAGTGACGAATTAGTGTTTCCATCTCCTCGGCAACGTCAAAGCCGGACGCCTTGAGTGCGCCCCCCACGGTGTCGCTCTGGAAGAACGAGGTCAGTGGGTCCGGTGGCTTGTTAGGGTCGGGCAATGCCGGAGGCATTAGTCCTTTGCTGGTGCAGGGTTTCGGCCAACTCGGAGGTTTCGCTTCTTGACGCCCTTGATACGAGAGAGCATGGCCTTGAGTTCCTCCTCGGTTACCACAGAGGATGGGGTCACCGGGGGTCGAGGTCGGAGGCCAGCCCGCAGGAGGGTTCCAGTGGGTCGGATTGAAAGGGCGTGCCGACGGTCCATCTCTTCAGAAGCTCGAATCAACTCCTCGGCAGTGGCAATGCGGCCGACCTCGCTGGAGGTGCCCTTCATGCCGAAGGACGGGGCGGTGGGGCTGACGTTTAGTTGTCGGGGATTGAACAGGCGGAACAACTCCATGAGGGCGTTGCTCTGGGCACGGTTCATACGCCGGTCAGCACGGGTTTGGCCCCTACCCCGAAGGGTCATCAGGGCAGATTGCATATTGGGGTTGCGGCGGGGATCAATGTCTGCCGGGCCGGGGAGGAGGCGAGTGTCTTGGGACTTGCCACGCAGGGCAAGTCCTTCACGTTCAGCAGCCTTGTCGATGGCGTCAAGGACTCGGGCTGATGCGTCGGGGCCCGTAATGGGCTTGGCCTTGCGAACCAGCTCGCCCGTGCGGGTCTGGGCCATGAGCTTGCCGCCGGTACCAGAGGAGCGGGCCAGTGCGGGGAGCAGGGCTTCTCCGGCTCCACTCTGCATGAGAGATTCGATCACGCGGTTGCGAATGGCGTCACCCACATCCTTGGAGATGCGGTTGGATTGAACGTCCTTCTCAATCTGCTCAAAGAGCTTCTTGATGGAACGGACGGAGGCTTGTGGGCGGGTTGTGGAACTGCCCTCGATGATGCGGCTTCCGGATGTGACGTACTTGCTGATCTTGGGGTCAGTCAGCTTCTCGATCTTTGAGGGCTCCTGCATGGATCCCCCCACGTCTCGGATGTATCGCTCCTCGGTGGTGATGGGGGTCTTGCGTCGCTCCGCAGGGGCCTTGAACTTCTTGGTGGCGGGAGCGAAGTGGCCAGAGCCGGTGTCGACCATGCGCTTTGCTTCGGCGAGTGCACGGGCCTGCTCAAAGGTGGCAAGGCGGCCTTCGACGGGGAACAGGGAAAGGAGGGGGTTCTCGACTTTGGTTTGGATGTTGCTGAGGACTTGAAGAACCTTGGGGGGTAGGGAAGCTTCCTGCACGTGTTCGGCAATCGACTTCCACGGGCCACCACCAAACTTCAGCTGCATGGTGCCCTTGACGGCACGGGCTCGAGGCTGCATGTCAGCCGGGAGCAGCCGAGCAAGGGTGGGGGCTACGCTCTTGGTGGATGCCTTAAACGGCCCGTACACGGGGGGCTTGGCCTTGGTCAGGGGTTTGCGTGCTGGTCGTGG